GTCTGCCTAAGCTACCTAAAGATATTGTTAAACCTACTATCGTTACTGGTGTTGAAGCACTGGGTCGTGGTAATGATTTACAACGTCTTGATCTATTCTTGGCAGGTGCTAATCAGGTAGTAGGACCACAAGCAGTGACACAGTATCTGAATGTATCTGATTACTTCAAACGTCGTGCTACTGCTCTTGGTATAGAAACTGAAGGACTGATCAAGACGGAAGAAGAGATTCAACAAGCTATGCAGATGCAACAACAACAAGAGATGATGATGAAGTTGGGTCAACCTGCCGTAGCACCTGCTATCAATGCTGCACAGGAGCAGTACATGGCATCACAACAACCACCACCCGAAGAGTAAACTATCATGGCTGAATTACACCGAGTAGAGATAAATGAAAAAGCACCGAATGAGATCGAACCCGTTGACGAAACGGTTGAAACTCCTGAAGAACAACAAGCGGAACCACAAGCTGAGGAAACAACGGAACGTCCTGAATGGCTTCCTGAAAAGTTTAAATCAGCGGAGGACATGGCACAGGCATATGCGGAGCTTGAAAAAAGAATGGGACAAGGGACAAAAGAAGTTGAAGAAACTGAACAACCCGAAGAACAACAACAGGAAGAACAAAGCGATGACAACAAAGAAGAAGTTGGTGATTATAACGAAGCTGTTGTGGAAGCTAGTAAGGAGTTCTTTGAGAATGACGGTCAGCTATCTGAAGACACTTATAAGAAACTTGAAGGGATAGGATTACCACGTGATCTTGTCGATAGTTACGCAGCTGGTCAACAGGCGTTGTTGCAATCAGAAGAAGCCCAGATCAAAGGAGTCGCAGGTGATAGCTACGATCAGATGGCTGAATGGGCCAACGAACATTTACCGCAGGAAGAGATCGACGCATTTGACGAAGCTGTCACATCCGGCACGGTCAGCCAAGCGAAGTTAGCAGTGCAAGGATTGTACGCTAGGTATCAAAATGCTACAGGTGCAACACAACCTAAGCTAGTACAGGGAGCAGTGAGCGGTACATCCACTATGCCTTTTAAGAGTATGCAGGAATTAGCACGAGCACAGTCTGACCCACGTTATCGTAGTGGTGACAAAGCATATCACGAAGAGATTGACAGACGACTCGCTGTGAGTAATATATGAATCGCAAGCTCCTCAACGTATTAACTTGCTTTGTAAGCTTCGATTAATACTATTTAACTTTCATATAAGTAATAAGAGTTGAGACGCCTTGGACTACCTACTTTCGTTTTCTTCCTATTATCGGTTCTAGGGAGTTTTTTCTTTGGTTGTTCCAAGGCGTCTTTTTATCCAGCACTCGGAGCTACAGGCGGTGCAGCTGTTGGTAGTCTAGGTGGTCCCGGTCCTGCTGCGGGTGGTGCTGCCCTCGGATGGGGTGTGGGAGAAGTAGCCAAATACACGGAAGAAAACGCACATTTAACACAGCAAGTCAAGGCGTTGAGCGAGGGAGATATTAAGCAACTCGTTAATAATCAACTAGATGAGTCAATGGATAACGGCTTTTTTGACAGTATGCTGACTGAAATTTATGGCTTGCTAAAAGTCTGTTTAATTGGAGTAGTATTATGGAATGTCATACCAATCATATATACGAGGTACGTACACAAGAAAGCAAAGAATGGCGTTTCAAATTAAAAGATTACGACGGCTGTACCGTGAGTTAACAAAGCTAGAGAAAGCACTAGTGTTGACAATTGGTGTATTTATTGCTGTTATTGTAATCGGTAACATATTTATATAGACAATTACGACAATTAGTCCTCGACCTACTGCGGTAGATAATCCTGTGAACGAACGAAGTGAGAGTCAACCAACCAATAACTACAACTATAATACATACAACATAAGGAAAATATATCATGGCTAATGGAGATACATCCCCCTCACGTGTTGGACAAATTAATAGTGCTGGTGATACAGATGCGTTGTTTCTTAAAAAGTTTAGCGGAGAAATTCTGCAAACCTTCGAGGAGTCAAACATCTTTAAAGCACTTCACACTGTTCGCACAATCGAAAACGGTAAATCAGCTCAGTTCCCTGTAACAGGAATCGCTTCTGCTGCTTACCACACACCCGGTGAAAACATCGCTGACGCTGGAAACAGTTACTTAAGCGACATCAAGAAAGCTGAGAAAGTCATCACTATCGACAAGATGCTTTTGGCTTCTACTTTCTTAAGCAACATCGACGACGTAAAGAACCACTACGACATCCGCAGCGTCTACGCTAACGAGTTGGGTAAAGCTCTTGCTGTCCGTTTCGATACTGCTCTTGCTAAAGTATTCATCGCTGCTGCTCGTTCTGCTGCTGCCGTAACTGGTGGTAAGACTGGCGGTATTCTCGACGTTTCTGCTAATGCAATGGGTGACGTAGCCGACTCAGAAGACGACGCTGACAACACTGATCCAACTGGTGCAGAATTAACAGCTGCTCTTTTCACTGCTGCTCAGAAGCTTGACGAAAATGACGTTCCTAGTGACGGTCGTTTCGCAGTCCTTCGTCCACAAGAGTACTACAAGTTAATCACTGGTGGTGCTGGACAGCTTGCTATCTCTACTTCTGCTGTCAACAAAGACGTCGGAGGTGTAGGAAGCATCGCTTCAGGCTCGATCCCTCAAATCGCAGGTATCACAATCTACAAATCCAACCACATCCCATCGACTGACTTGTCTGCTGTTTCTACTGGTGACGGAGAAGCTGCTAACGACGTGTTCGGTGCTAATGGAGTAGGATACAACGGAAACTTTACTAACACGCTTGGTATCGTTTCTCATTCTGCTGCTGTTGGAACTGTTAAACTGCTCGACTTGGCTACTGAATCTGAGTACCAAATCGAACGTCAAGGTACACTTTTTGTTGCGAAGTATGCTATGGGTCACGGAGTTCTCCGTCCTGAGTGTGCTATCGAACTTCAGAAGTAACCACTCTCTCGGTGTTGGGAGGTCTGTGATTCGTTCCGCTCCCTTCTACCGAGTATTTTTATATATAAACGAAAAGATAATATTATGTGCATAGGAGCAGGAAGACCTCGTCCACGAAGAAGAGCAATGCAAGCTGCTACAATTCAAGTGTTAAAAAAGAAAGGTATGGACTTAGGACCGGAAGCCAACAGGAAAGCTGATAGAGTCATGCGAGCTGCTAGAAGAAGTGTTCGTACAGGCGGTGCAGGTATTAATGCTTCCAATATGCAATAACAAATACTATGGCTCTGACAACTAAACTTAACGCAGTAAACACGATGATTAGCGTCATCGGAGAAGCACCCGTCAACACATTAGGAGGGACAGCTGTACCAGTTACTGTTGTTCAAGCTGAGTCCACATTGGACGAAATGAGCAGAGCCATTCAGTCAGAGGGTTGGCATTTTAACACCGAGCACGAATACACCCTGACCCCTGACGCATCAACATCTAAGATAACACTACCTAACAATACGTTACGTGTAGACTTAGACCCACAAATTTATACAGATAGTGATCCAGTACAGCGTGGACTAACCTTATACGATAGGAAGAATCACACGGATGTATGGACTAAGGAGGTTAAAGCCTCCATTACTTTTGAGTTGGACTTCACAGAAATACCTGAACAGTTCCGACACTACATCACCGTTAAAGCTGCACGTGTGTTTGCTAATCGTTTTCTTGGTAGCCGTGAGATAGAAGGCTTTGCATTACGGGACGAGATAGAAGCAAAAGCTAGAGCAATAGACAGCGACTCCGAGAACGCAGACAGGACGATATTTGACGACTACAGCGTGTTACGAGTGCTAGATAGATAATGCCGTTATTAGTTAACAGCGTACCTAATCTAGCTCAGGGCGTATCACAACAACCAGACAATCTTAGGTATCCCGGTCAGTGTGACGAGCAGGTAAATGCTTGGGCTACTGTTGTTGAAGGACTTGTTAAACGACCGAACACCCGTCACATCAGCAAGTTGTTTACCAGTAAAGTATCAAACAACACACACGTACAAGTAATAGACAGAGACGAGACGAACAGATTTGTATCCGTTATAGATAACAATGATCTGTCTGTGTTTGATCTGAATGACGGAAGTGAGAAGACGGTAACTATAACAGCAGACGCACAGACTTACCTCAATAACATCAGCAACCCACGAGAAGACGTCAAGGCGTTAACTGTTGCTGACTACACATTTATAGCTAACAAAGAACAAACAGTATCGTTAGGCAGTACGACAAGTGCAGCTTTAGATTACAGAGCTATCGTGTTCGTTAAGTTGGGTGACTACAGTAAAGAGTACACTGTTGATATAGACGGGCACAAAAGAACGTATCGTAGTGGTGACGGTCAGAACGGAGGTAACGACTCAACAGGCAACTCATCAGGTGACGGTAAAGATGCTGATACTGAATACATAGCTACACAGATAGCTTTGACTTTAGGTACAGGAGGTGTTGTTACAGGCACTACGATTACAAACGGTGGTAGTGGTTACACAAGTCCCCCAGATGTGCAATTTAACACAGGTTCTGCTAGTGATGCTGAAGGATATGCTATTGTATCAGGTGGAGTAGTAACAGAGATTATTGTATCAGATCAAGGTAGTGGTTACTCGGTTGCTCCTACTATAACATTCAGCGGTGGCGGTGGAAGCGGGGCAACGGCGACAGCTCAGATTGCTACATCAGGTATATCGCAAACGATGGAACAACAGAATGCAGCTATACTTATCACAGGTACTTCTGATTTTGATATATCTGTTAAGGATGGTTTAGCTGACCAAGGACTCGGTGTTGTTTATAAAGAAGTATCTAGTATTACTGACTTACCTGCTAAAGCTTTCAATGGTTTTCGTGTTAAAGTAAAAGGAGACACGGAGTTAGTACAAGACGATTACTATGTAAAGTTTGAGACTAAAGAAGACAAAGAAGTTTTGTGGCACTATGGTGAAGGTACTTGGATAGAAGACGTAGGATACGGTGTAAAGGTAAGCATTAACGCTACAACCATGCCGTTACAACTGAAGCCTGATGACGCTACGTTTGAGAATTGGACGTTAGACACGACGACTTGGAGTAACAGAACAGCGGGTGATGACGACACGAATCCTGCTCCTACGTTTGTTGGTAGTAAGATAAACGACATCTTCTTCTTCAAGAACAGACTGGGACTACTAACAGATAACAGTATCGTATTTAGTGAAGCTGATGAATACTTTAACTTTTGGAGGACTACCGTCTTATCGTTGTTAGATAGTGCTCCTATAGATGTAGGTGTCAGTCACACAAAAGTAGCTATATTAAAACACGCAGTCCCGTTCCAAGAGAAGTTGTTAATCTTTTCAGAAGGCACACAGTTCGTTCTTCGTGGTCAGGAGTTGTTAACAGCCAAGACAGTAAGTATCACACCAGCTACCGAGTACGATGCGTCAGGACGTATCAAGCCGATTGTTCTTAACAACTACGTATACTTCCCATTTAAGCGTAACACGTACACCGGGCTGACTGAATACTACATAGACAACGACACTGCTATCTTTGACGCTGCTGAAATAACAGCACAAGTACCAACATACGTTAAGTCTGATGTTATCGCTATGGCAGGTACTGCTGTGGAGAATGTGTTAGCAGTGGTAAACAATCAGAACCGTAAAGAGATATTTATATATAAGTACTTCTGGCAGAACAAAGAGAAGATACAAAGTGCTTGGCAGAAGTTCACACTTAATCGTGATGTTGTTGGGTTGGACTTTATTGAATCAGATTTATACATCCTGACAAACGATACGACCTCCACCTACTTAGAAGTATTACCGATGGAGAATGACTTACAAGACGATAACGGATATACGTTGTTGTTGGACAGCAGGATAGACGGTAGTGCTTTAACAACTAGCTATAGCAATGGTACTACAACAATCAGTGGTTTCCCGTACGATCCAACAGGTGTAGATATATACACAAAGAACGGTCATAGAGTAGCATTTACAAGGACGTCTGCAACAGCGGGTACGGTGAGTGGAGCGTTAGCTAGTTATGTAAGCAACGGAGGTACTATATATAAATGCGTCCATACAGCTGACATTCAATATCACACTTCTACTTCCGACGACGAACCCGGTGTAGGAGCGAATTGGACAGACTACTGGCAGGTAAGTACAGATTTTACTACAGCTACAGCGTGGGCAGTCGGTAAGAAATACAACGACGATAACTACTTTGTTGCAGGGTTCCCGTACAATATGTTGTACAGGTTCTCCGATCAGACATTGAAACAACCAACGGAACGGGGAGGACGATCTGCATCTGATTACACCTTTCAAACAATCCGTAGCGGTAGTCTTAACTATGCAGACACAGGACACTTTATCGTAGAAGTAACACCTAAGTTTAGAGATACATACACGTATGCATTTAACCCTGACATCCTTGGGTCTAACTTAACACTTAACAGTTTCACACCACAAGACGGACACTTTAAGTTTTCAGTACAAGGACAACCAGAAGACACAACGATTGAAGTGAAGAGCAGTTCTGCCTTGCCAGTCAAGCTGTTAGCTGCAGAGTTTGAGTCTATGTTTATACCGAGGAGCAGAAGATATGGGTCTTAGAGTGGAACAAGCAATGCCTGATATGGATGCCTTTGAGTTGTACGACGACTTACGGGAAGAGGACATGATGGAGTGTATCGGTCTTATGCATCACCCAAAGGACGCAGTTAACATATCGTTCCAAAACAGTATCAAGTGTTATTCACTACGGGACAACGACGGTTTATACTGTAGCTTTGGAGTAGTTCCTAACGATAACGTAGGAGTTGTATGGTTATTAGGCACACGTCGTTTAGAGGGTGCTAAGAAGTATTTCGTAAAGAACTCACAGAAGTGGGTAGACGAGATGATGCACGGTTTTGACTATTTGACTAACGTGGTAATGAAGACTAATACGTTGAGTATGAGGTGGTTGAAGTGGTTGGGTGCAGAGTTTAGCGATTGCCAGTACGACGGGTATATGTCATTTATATTAGAGAGGAAGTAAACGATATGTGTTATCCAATGGTATTTGCAGCGTTAGCAGTCGCATCAGGGACAGCTCAGTATATTGGGCAACGTCGGATGGCTAGACAGCAAGCTCGGTATCAAGCACAAGCAGCAGCTGCTGAACGTCAACGTTTTATGCAAGAACAAACTTCTCTTCGTATGCGTCAAGCACAAGAGCAGGAAGCTGTGGGTCGTGAGTTAGAACAAGTTAGTCGTAAGTCACAGGAAGCATTAGCAAGAGCTAGAGTATCGGCTGGAGAAGCAGGTGTTGCAGGAGCTAGTGTACAAGCGTTGATGGATGACTACACACGACAAGAAGCAGGGTATCGTGCAGCACTTTTAAGACAACAAGAACTAGGTGGAGTAGCAACAGGACTTGGTCTTGAACAAGCAGGGTTTGCTACACAACAACGTCAGATCGGTATTAACAGACCTATCAACAGACCTGACTTCTTAACATCTGCTTTAAGCACAGCTACAAGTGCAGTGGGTGCGTATGGTTTGGGATTAGATATACAGAGCAGAATGGCACAAACACCGGGGACTTTAGGCAGTCAATACGGTGGTAATTTAAATGCTATGGCAGCTGACTCAATGACACAACTACCTAGCACTGCTAAAACTCCATCATTACAATCAGCTTTTGGACAGTTAAACTAACATGGCAGAACGAGTACAAGTACAAGGATTAGGGGACGCTGTTCCCGGTATATCACCTACCATTCAACGGGGAGGACAGTACGCTGTACAGGTTCAACAAGCAGGACGTAACAAGTTGATGGACCTAGCGGATGCGTTAGGACAAGTTAATCCGATGTTACAGCAGTACACACGAGTAGCTGATATAGAAGCAGAACAGTTTGAAGAAGAGTTAGCAGG